ATAAAAGTATTAAACAGATAAAAATCGAGTTAGAAAAATTAAAGACGGTAATTTTAAAATATAACGACAAAGGAGTCCAAATAGTAACTGATTGCTTTAGGAATTTAGTAGACGCATTACAATTGCCTTTAGATATGAGGGAATATAATGTCTATGACATGCACATCCACGAAATGCTTTATGATGAAGAAGGCATAAACTCAAGGATAGGCGAGTTACAAAAACGTGAGCTAATGGATTATCAGAAAGTGCTCGCAAATAGCAGTATAGTATTTGCTGATATGGAAAAGAAAGGTCTTTATTACAATTTTAGCCATGTGAAACCAGTATGGACCCAGGATACCTATAGCGGTCGGAGTAAATCGACTGGATTTAATATACAGGGTTTTACAGAGCATGCTAAGATCCAAAATATATCGTCGTTAGAGACTGATATGCTGATTCATTTCGACTGGATCTGTGCTGATATCCGAGTGGCTAGCATATTATCTGGCGATGAAAATCTGAAGAAATCTTTTGCTAAATCTGATCCATATAAATTTTTAATGAAGTCATTAAATAAGTCTCGTAAGGAGAAAGGTCTAGAGGAAACGTTTGATAGAGATGAATGCAAACTAATATTGTTAAAGGGTATCAATTCACTCGATTTTAGAAGCATGGTGTTTACAAATGTCTATCCTAGGCTTGGTGAATGGATGAGCGATGTGTCATCTAGTGATGTATCAGAAACAATGCTTGGTAGGAAGTTTCATGTGACTGAAGAGAAGAACAGGTTGTCTGTGTTTAATGGTGTGATGCAAGGGTCAGTGGCGCACGCGATGCAAAGTGTTTTACGGAGAGTATGGCTTAAGCTGCAAGATAGATTGGTCTGCGATGTCCATGATTCTATTGTTTTGAATGTCGGCAATAACCGGAATGACTTAATGGCTGTAATGAAAATAGTGTCCGAGATAATGCTTGATCCGTTTATGACCGGCGATATTTTTCCTATCAAAGTATCGATAGGTAAGCGGTGGCGTGAATATAAAAACATTGCCACAATATACAATCATAATGATCTTAGTGTATTGTAAATAAGGAGACACAATGGCTAAAAAACAATCTAGTTTAAGACGACCTGAATGGATTAGCGAGAATATGCCATCTGAATTGGCAGACTCTACGCTGTTCAAATTCATTGTTCAGCTGCAGGTCGTAGAGTCTAAAGATGAGAGCGGCAAAGCGATCTTTAAGAAGATCGAGGTGGACATGCTCCCTGATTTAGATATTGACTATGAGTGTCTTGAACTGCAGATGGCGAAGATACCTGCTCAGTATGCTTTTTGGGCTGCGGTTTATTCGGAGTTGAAGATGGCTGTGTCTGTGGCTGAGAGGAAGCTAAAGGCTAGAAAGGGTAAGGTGATCGAGCGAATAACAACTGAATGTGCAGAGTCGAAGATTCGACTTACTGCTGATCAGATCAAAAGCATCGCTGAGGCTGATCAGGGGTTAATTGAATCTGAGATGAAGTATGAGAGGGCACAGATGGTGTGTGGTAAGACATACCATATGATTGAGGCTCTAAAGTTGAAAGCTGAGCTAGCGCGTAGTCTAGCAGGATTCAAAAAACAAGAACAAGAACGAAGCTAATAGCATAACTGCAAAGAGGAAAAAATGCCATACGATTTGAATGCGATTCGTCGCAAAATGAAAGAGATGGACGGACGTAAGACAGACCCAGACGAATTTCGTCCAGCAAAGGCCAAGCCAAATGAAGTGCTAAAGTATCGCTTCTTTGTCCTGCCTGGGGTTCTCGAGGGTGATAAGCTCAAGGGCGGGATCGCCACTAAGTCGATGGACGTTTTCTACCTGACATACGGGCAGCATTGGATCAAGAATCAACCACATGCCTGCCCAAGAATCTATGATGGTAGTGAATGTTCATTATGCGACTACGGTTTGACATTGTTGAGAGATAAAACTCTGTCAGACGCAGACAGGCAACAACTAAGACAAGATTGGCTACCAAGCTCATCATATGCTGTAAACATCTTTTTCCCTAACTGGAAGAATAATCCAGAAGAGCTACGTGGGAAAGTGATGTACTACAAAGCACCAAAGACCATTTTCGATAAATGGGTCGCCTGCATTAATAGAGATGCTCCAGACTCAGATGTCGAAAATGAGGATGATGAACCAGAAGCCTACGGTGCGTTTTTCGATGAAAATGCTTCATGGCTGTTTGAACTCCAGATAGAGATGTCTGGCAAGTCAAATAGTTATAAGACCAGCAGATTTATCGTCGGTACTGATAAGAAGCCGATACCTATCGCAAAGGATGAGACCGGTGCTCCTAACAAGAAAGCAATCGCTGCTATTCTTGCGTCTAGGGTGGATATCTGGTCACGTCTAGAAGTGCCTAATCCAGCTAAGATTAAGACACTGACAAATAATCTCTTACATGGTGATGACGAGCCAATAGACGCTGTTGGTAAGATCCATGCAGAAGAGGAAGACGACGATGAGGTCGTCATGCCGCCGAAACAGGCGAAGCCAACACCTAAGCCAGAAAAACCGGCAGAGAAGCCAGTTGAGAAAGCGAAGGCTAAGCCGCCAGTGATCGAAGAAGAAGATGACGATGAAGGATCAGACATGATCGATTCTTCTGACCTTGACAATCTTCTGGGCCAATTAGATGACGATTGAGCAAAGTGGGGGGCGTAAGCCTCCCACATCCTTAATAATCGACGCAAGAAACGCACTGTACAGGTGCGTTTATGCTTATAAGGCAGAGATGAGCCGAGGCAATAAATTTGCATCTCATCCGCTAATAATATTGTTGCGTCAGATCGACTTGTGGATGAGATATTATAAACCAACTTCAGTGCACGTTGTTTGGGATGTTCCCAGAGCTGAAGTATGGCGTCGAAAAATATACCCTCAATATAAGGCTAGAGATAATAATCCATATATTATGGATATTTCAGAAGATCTTAGGATTCTTACTAGCTTATCAGAGATGTTTTTTAAGAATCTCAACGTTAGGCAATACTATAAGAAGCAGATGGAAGCGGATGATTTGATATATGCACTTGTTGCTGTGCTTCACCCAGCAAAGACCATAATTGTTTCTACGGACAGTGACATGGTGCAAATACCATATCGTTATAATTCATGCACTGTATATGAGCCTAAAAAAGAGGAAGAAGTCGTTATACCATCATATAATCCAGTAATATATAAGGCTTTAAAAGGCGATACCGCAGATAACATTCTTGGGTATCGTGGTGTGGGACCTAAAAAAGCACAAAAGCTTACTGAAGATTATGGGTTATTGGCCAAGTTTTTATCGATCAGCGATAAATCGATCTACCAAAGAAACATGTTGTTGATTGATCTTAGTTTATGTCCTAAGATCTTGTCTAACATATTGTATGTGCAGGGTAAACTTGCTGAGCAAATCAGCTTCGATAAGCAGGTGATGCTTGAGGACATTAAGACTCATAAGGTTGGTGGGCTGTACAATGAATTGCAGAGTCTTACGGGTCAGTTTTCGAATCTAATATAGTAGTGGACATTTGAAGGAGCCAACATGACAATGCACTATGTAAACGTCGGGCTGTTCCAGGTTGATTTTAACGGTGTTAGAATCGATAAAGGAAGTCCAAATACGACTATCAGCGCTGTTTTAAACAGCACAATGGATTATTTGGTCATCCCTGACAGCAGTGTAACAAATAGCGCGGGATATCCGACAATAAAGGCGTATTTAACTCTTGAAGCCGTAGATGGTTACCAGCTTCAATATATGGACCAAAACAAGATCATAACATATAATATAGCACTGACATGACACAACCTGATAGATCTAAAATCGGTAAGTCCAACGTTCGTAAGGGAAAGACTTACGAACGTCGGGTGGCTGGATTGTTATCTGAATTCACTGGTTCAGAATTTCGTAGACGGAGAGTAGAAGGCAGAGATCTGAGCGTTGTTGAGCGCGAGAGCACTGCTGATGTTATACCTGTCTCGAGGGAGATAAATTTCAGCATTGAAGCGAAATCGGGCAAAGGTTTTAGCTTCGATGCTCTAATGGGTAACCAGAAGAAGAACACATTTACTGTCTGGTGGCATCAAGCTACTTATGACGCAGAGATATTAACAAAAGTATTGGGGCGCAAAATACACCCGATGCTATTTTTTAAGTGCTCGACTACTCAAGATTGGATTGCGGTTTCGAAGGACTCTCCGATTGCATTGATAGCTGGTGTGTCTATCGCGCCGTGTCTAACATTTTGTTATACTGATAGCAAGGTAACGTTAAATGTTAGCCACACGAGCAAAAAGAAGAATTTTGTGGAGGTGGAATTATGCTTGCCAGATGTGATTTTTATGCGTTGGAAAGATTTTGCCTATTACATTGATCCTAATTCTATTTTCTATAAAGATAAAGAAGGAGAATGAATCATGGGTTGCAATTGTGGCCGGAAAACACCTGCTCGAGTAGAAAGACCACAGACACAGCAATATAAGAGTGCTGTGTCTACTAATGCTTCTACTCCTTTTGTCGCTCCTAAACCGACTGGCGCAGCTTCATTCCAGCGTTTCGATAGGACCGATAATAACACTTATCCTTATAGAATTAAAAAATAATGTGTTGCGGTCAAAAGCCACCACCATTGAAAGCGAATGATTCAAAGATGTCTCCATATAGACCAAGGCAATCAATGGTCAGCGACATAAGACAGGATAGTACAATAGAATATTGCAAGCACTGCAACAGCATAATGATGTATGTCATTATAGCTGGCAAAGAAAGGAAGCAGTGCACTAATCCAGAATGCAAGAAAATCCAAAGATGATACTCGATGTCATATTGTTGTCTGTGGTTGTAGAGCGCATAACAGAAATAATCACGACGTCTAAAATAGCGGATATTGTTTACAAGAGTAAGTTAAAGTCTATACTATACAACCAAGATAAGCCAGTAGATTTAACGCTAAAAGTTAGATTTTTAAAGATGGTAGAACTGATCACCGATTGTGGATATTGTGCTAGTGTATGGGTCGCTTTTGGTATTAGCGTCCTGCACCCTTCTTATTTTAACAATCCGTTTTTTGACGCGATGCTGTTGCATGGTGGGAGCAATTTGTATCATGTGATTTATGAATTGTTGCGTAGGGGAAGAATAAATACACATGATATCAGGTGTGCCGTGTCAATAGAGGATAATAATGGTCAAAACGAAGAATGATGTTATAACGATCATCAAAAAGCTAAAATCATTTAACAAAGAAGACAAGAGTATAGTCACTGCCAATATTGATAATAAAGAGTTACAGACAGAGACCGTGTCTATTAATAGATATGAATATTTAAAAGATGGTTTCAAAGAAATATTGAACTGTAATCATCAGTTAAGTTCTATAGAGAAAGTCGCCACAGTTGTGAATGGTAAAGATATAAATCATAGGCCGGTAACATTTACAACTAAGCATAGAATCGATGATTTTATAGAAAAAGAGCTTCACGCATACCGTGATAATGATTGTGTTTGCTGGAAATTAGAAGACGGTGTCTATAAATACAATCTACTCAACGATGAACTTGTGAGAATCAATGAAGACTGAAATGCCACCCCTGGCTGTATATCGAAACATATCTGATTACGCGCCAGCGTACGGCGACTTTGTGGTGTGGTCGGGATGGTTTGTGACTTGGCACGGCGTGGTCACGCAATATGACAATAATAAAGAAGAGATATCCATTATCTTTTCAACGCTACCTTTCTTGCTTTTCACTATGGGTAGTGATCAGCAGAGTAAGGAATTGAAAACGCTACAATTGACAAAAATTAGAAATAGTCCTAACGGGGTCTTCGCGATCTGCCAACATGATTACAAAAACAACGTTACCATCTGGTATATCTAATCTACCTAAGCTTGCCCCATACCCAGAGATACTGGATTTGAGCAAGCTCCATGAATTAGAACATACTCTCTGCTACGTGCAAGACCACCCAGGACAGGAAGGTTTCACTATACTCATAGAAAGAGACACAGCCAACGACGATGTGTTCGTGATGGCTGGCTACTTAAACGGCGAAGCTATAGAGTTAGACTCCGACACATCAAACAACGCAGAAATGGCAAAGACATTTATAAAAGACAAAATAATTAATTTCCTTAACCTAATGAGGCTCGTTAAAATTGATAGGGCTCAATATTTCTTTTCAGTAAAAGCAGAAAACATAATATTGCAGGATGTTCAAACCGCACCAGATAAATTTGTAGGCCCTGGGCTGATAAGGGATGTGTTTTCGGCGCTAGTACCAGTGCCAGAAATCAGAAAGATCGAGCCACTTACGGCTGGCAATATTGAAGCAATCATCATGAACACCGGTTCGTATGAAGGTGACTTAATGATTAAACCTAGTAGATTCAGGATTTATGATGGAAATCCTAATCAAAATATCCCTTTTTATGTTGAGGTATTGAGATAATGCCAAGATACCAAAATCCGCATTCTTATGTAGTCAGCTTAGTAGGCCCTGACGGTAAGATCATAAAATTACAAAGCAGGCAGATCGCAGAGCTACCAGAATATTTTGAGAAATATAAATCAAGGGGATTTCTACGCACGGTAGATTCTGCGGTAAGACAACAGCAGAAACCACCAGCAAATATTAAAGCCACCGTCGTCGAACGTAAGAAAGAGCCGATAGCTCCCGGCACTGCTTCAGGCATCGTATCTAGGCCAGCGAAAAGACCGTTTATTGCCGGGCGCGCATTTGATCTTTTAAAGAATACAGTGGTAGATGAGCCGAGAAAGAAATCGGTTGGTAAAATAGTGGTCGGTTCGGAGATAAATCGAGATGCCATCGAAATCCTGGGTCAGTCTATATATCCTATTAGCAACAATATTGGTGTTGGGATATTGGCTTATGAGCGCGCAGGCACATTAAAAAGACTGATAGAATCTATTAAAAATAATACTGATTTGAATAGAACCACTGTCTTTATTAGCGATGATGGTTCGGAAAATCAAGAGATGCTGGATTATTTGGGCGTTCTAGAACAAGATGATCGTTTTGTGGTTATTAGGAATCAGAGGCGGTTAGGCGTTGCAGGTAATAGCAACAGAATATTGCGGGCATTAAGTAGATTTAGATATGGTTTGATACTGAATGATGACATAGAGATTTTAAAGGTTGGCTGGGAGCATCTTTATGTCAATGCAATGAACAAAACCGGTTATAACCATTTAGTGTTCCGCAAAAGCGGAGTGTATGATGCTGATTTAGGCACTAAAACTATTGTGGAAGATGTGTCACTTAATGTAGTAAAAGAAAAGCCTCATGGTGCTTTGCTGGCGTTTACAAATAAATTCTTAGAGACGGTAGGAGCTTTTGATCAATCATATGGGTTTTATGGTTTGGAACATGTAGATTGGTCTATGAAAGCTTACGAGTTGAAGCTTCAGCCTTCTGGGTTTTTTGATGTCACTGGTAGTGATGAATTTGTCACTCTTCATCATGAAAAATCAACAATTGTAAACAAATCTGCAGAACTACAAAAATCGAGGACTATTTTTAGTAATAGATCTAAATCCAAGATTGGTTTTGATAAATCTTCCATTATCCCGTCTGTGACATATGTTGTACCATTTAGAGAACAAGAGAGGTCAGAAAGTTTAGGCACTGTTATTAATAATATTAGAGCTCAGAGATACCCAGACATCGAAATCATTTTGTGCGAGCAAGATTTCACATCTAAGATAGACACCAATAAACTTCGACCAATCCAGTACCAACGCATTAATTTAAGTCGCGAACATCTATTTAATAAGAGTATGGCCTTCAATAAGGCTGTGTTCTCGTCTAGTAATAAAAAGCTGATACTGCATGATGCTGATATGATGGCGGTTGGGCCATATACTAAAACAATAGCGGAATTATTGGATAAGCACGGTGCTTGCCATCTTGGCAACACAGTTATCTATGCGGATTCAGATACTACCAAGCGCATTAATAATACTCAGAAAGTGGATAATACTGGTGTGTTTTATAGAGTGGTAGGATACTTTGAGGGTGGATCTTTTGGTATCAACAAAGACGCTTTCGCTTATATTGGTGGGTACAATGAAGAATTTTTTGGCTACGGCAATGAAGACACAGAGTTTTATTCAAGGATGTCTGCTTTAAAGACGTTCTATAGTGATAGAGCAAGCAATTTTGTGCACTTGTACCATGGCAGGACGTCTGGTTGGACTGATCACCATAGGGCCAATAAGATGCTAGAGGAAATGCTATTTAAAAAACCTATGGATGTACGTGTGAATGAACTTAGAATGGCTCTAATAGCGAAAGGATATAGCATTGAAAATATTAATGAATAAAAAGGTCGGCGGCGCATGGGGGTTCATTACAGAGTCTTTTGTGAATGCTCTGGTGGACAAAGGCCATACCGTATTGCGATATGATAATAATATAGAGACTTGGCATAGCTTTGATGCCGACATTTATATAGGATGCTCTGGGCATAGAGAGACAATACCGAAGGACACACGTACCAAAAAGGCTATCCATGTTAATCCTTATGGCCCAGTTAAAATTGATGGCATAGACGAGAGCTTAGCGGCCATCGAATGGGTGCATGCGCAGAAGCCTGACGCGGTGTTTGGCTACGGTGGTCCTGGTGATAGGATTTTCTGGTCTCATTGGGTTAGTAAACTTGGTATACCATGGGCACCGATGCCTACTGCAGGAGATAAGATTTTATTTAAAGATATGGGGCTAGAGAGAGACGTGGATCTCATTTATTTGGGTGGTAGGTGGCCGTATAAAGCTAAGACCATAGACAAGTTTTTATTGCCAGTTTATAAGAGCCTGCAATGTAGGAAAGCTTTAAAAGGCTGGGGTGGTTGGCCACAAGAGTTTGGTGATACCAGCATATCAGACCATGAAGTTAACGCTTATTTTAATAGGGGCAGGGTAGGACCTTGTATGTCTGAACAACATACACAGTCTTATGGCATTGACATTCCTGAAAGGGCTTTTAAGTTAGCTCTTTGTGGTGTCATGTTTGTTCATGATCCGGTTGCCACTCTTAAGGGTCTTATCCCATCTGCTGTTGTCGCAAATGATCCTCAAGAATATTTAGATGTGATTGAATACTATATTAAAAATGAAGATGATAGGTATAGAGTTGCTAAACAGCAGCAGGCTGATGTGCTTCAAAACCAGACATATCACAATAGGATGTCTACCTTGTTTGAAGTATTGGGTTTTGCGGAACAGGCAAGACTTATGATTGAATGAGGTAGCGATGTCTACGATAGTTGAATGTGATTTAGTGTTGGTAGAAGACAATACTGTGGTGTCGCAGATATGCTTTAACATCGAGGTCAACTATATTGATATCCATGGCGGCGATATTCTTAGATATGGCAACATTTCGTTGCTGATTATGGGAAGGATTCACGGCAAGGATTACAATAAGATAACATATGCGACTCAGAAAAAGGTTTTTACCGATGATGTTCAATTTTATAAGTGCCTAGATACTATCAAATGTGAGCATGTGATATCGAATTTTTATGCTAGTAATAGACTGCCTAAGAGGTTTTATATTTTATATCGTCTGTTCAAGCGTCTGATCGGCAGGGAGAATGATGTTATCGGGTTAACGGTCATAGAGGGAGACATCAAAAAACAGTTGATGGCGTTTAATAAGCTTTTTGGTGTTGTGTTTTATGAGACTGATTCTGTCGATCTGGTGGATTATATGTATGATCTTGATCAGGCTGTGGATATTGAATTAGAGATATCTGATGATTTTGAAGAATATGATTCAGCATTTAGGGAGTGTTTGTCGTTGTATTTATAACGATGGAGATTGACTCCTAGAAAATGAGGAATATGATGTTGAAATCTGCATTGATTCTGCCTCTGCTGTTTGCTTCAGTCGCCGCTGCTGGTGATTGTGCTAAATGCGAGTATTCTGTTGGATACGTTGAAGAGACGGTTGTGGTGAAAAAGCCAGTTCTCATCAAGCGTACCCCTATTGTGGAGATTCGCGAAAAGCAAGTGACGGTAAAGGAACAGGTTGTAACTGGGTATAAGGAAGAGATAGTAGAGGCTCCTGTGCGCAAGCATAAGCCTTTATTCGGTGGGATTTTCAAGAAGAAGTATTCTTGCGATACTTGTAATTGAAATAAAGACGCGGTGATGATGGTTTGATTAAAACCCACTTGAATAATCAAGTGGGTTTTTTTGTTATGCAAATATATTTTGAATGTCTGGTTAGATTTAAGGAGATTTCACATGTCTGCCCAACCAGCAAACACAAGCATTTCGGTTTATCGTGCTCTTCGCACGCAACGTCAAATCCTTCGTAGCGACTCGGTTGCCGCAATTATCAAAAGATTGCGTCCTCTGGTCTTGATCAAGCCAGGCGAAGAACTCTCGGTCGGTGTCTTGAAGAGAGATACTACGACCAAAGATTTCTCGCCTTACATGGGCCAAGCAAGCTACAGTGGCACAGATCAACAAGGTAACACTCGTGGCTTCCCGATCGTCATCGGTTTGCTGCCAGAGGCTACTTTTGTCGATGGTCAAGTGTTGGGTGGTCCAGATGATTTGAACACTCAAGGTGATGCTATCAAGGTGGATTTTGCGTTCACCATCGGTGGCGACAAATTTCTCAAGGCCACGTCAGCCGCAAATGCTACAGCTGACCTTTTCGGGTTGGCTCAAGCGATTAACTAAATGGTTAAGTGAGAGCCGGTTTATTCCGGCTCTTATATTTCATTAGGAGGATACAAACCATGCCAGCGAACGTAGGGATCATACGGGTAACAGGACTGAGCGGCTCGCAATTCACTGTTGATATTACTGGTAACAACACAGTTGCCAATGCTGATGACTTCGCCTACACGACAGCGACTGGTTCTAACAATCCAGTTCGTATTCCGGCGTCTGGGACAACGAATTATAGCTATTGGGTCACGACTCGCTTAATAGCTTACACGGCACCATCTGGTACGATTAATAACATCCGTTGGTATACCGACGGTGCTAATAACTTCTCGACCACTAGTGCGACTATAACTGCAGTTGCTGGTCAGACTCAGACATACTTCCAAGCCGGTGGTGTTTCTGGGACCTCTGGTAATCAGTTGACAGCAACTGTGAATACAGGATTGTACGCCCAACCAGTTGATCCATTCACATATACGACCACCAATCCTCTGATAGTTTCTGGTGCGGTCACCAACCCAACTGTCGGACAGTTTGGAAATTATGTTGTTTACCAACTGGTTGTGACGTTTGGTAATTCTCCTGGTGTAACAAACCAAGAGACATTCACATGGCTCTATGACGAAACTTGATGCCGCAAAGGCACTATAAGTGTCTTAATCTAGGAGACAAGAAAAATGACATCTGTTGCGCAAATCATAAAAGGCGACCAATTTTGGTGCTTGGGCCAAGGGGTCTCTCAGCCCATCTTAGGCACGGTGGTTGCTTTGACCAGCTATTCTGGCCAGCAAATTGGACTAGAATTTGAAGACTTTGCTGGCGGGCATTCTTGTGGTGGCCGGGGTAAAGACAAGCAATGTCTTTGGGTAACACCAGCTGACATTCTTAGTCCAGCAGAATACCAAGCCAAGCTAGAAGTCGACAGTGCATCTAGCGCTTCCGACAGTGCGATCGATCTCGATGTACTTAACCTTGGTTGATAAAATGTCGGCCCCGCTTCGGCGGGGTCGAATCATATACAAAGGAGATGATATATGGCAGACTTTGTGTGGGTAGCCAAGTATAGAAATAATTCAATTAAGAAATCAACTGACGGCGTATCATTCGACCGACTGACACGTAAAAACTTGTGGAGCGTAGATTTAATAGCTCCAACTAATAAAAAAATATTAACAATGACATTCAAGCCGGGGTATAATGTCTTTTATAGAAGACGTGCTGTTATGTCGCCAGGGTCGTCTACATTAGAAGTAGTGCACCTCCTAGGATACCAAATAAAAGGCACAGAGCTTAGTGCAGTCGCCTTTCTATATGAAAGCGATTGGCGCATAGACATTAGTGACTTTAGGCAGGCCAACGAAAGAGTAGCCGATAGCAAAGAATATAAAGGTACCATTGTGTGCCTACCCGGCGACTTGGAAGAAATTGTTTGGGATTAAAAATATTAAGGAGGATATTAAGATGAAATGGACGCCCTTTACACTACACGTTAAAGTAACACCGCAGTCTAGCCAAGACAACGGGTATCGGGTGTCTTATATGAGGTCGCTCCAAAAGTTCGGCCAAGATCTTTATGATGCCCTTATAAGCGAAAGCGACTTCAACATTGCCATGCCAGGTGGCGGGCAATTCACCTTAAAAAACAGCTACGAAGACGCCAGGTACTTCAACCAAGACACTGAAGTTACCTCTAGTTTTACAAGACAAAGTGGTTATGGCGGAGCAGCGGTAAAACCTCAATTTGGTGATTATCCAGCCCAGTTAATGATCACTGGTTTTTATCAGTCAGTGAACCCAGTGCTACCAAATTATGCGGCACATAGTGTGATTTCTGGCGGCAAGTATTATTCAGGTACTAATTCAAGCAGCAATGTAAATGTGCCTACTACCGCTCTTAATAACGAAGTAAAAGCTTTAAAGGCGACTGTTGATTCACTTATTATTGACTACCTGCCAACTTATGCTAACGCACAAGTGTTTCGTTTAGATTATAGTGGAGTAATATTCGGCGATCGTGGGTTCACTTTCCCTATTTGAGGTGATGCATGGCTATCGTCGGACCTGCAGATTTACCATCGATTTTAAAAGTCAAAAGTGACCCTTGTAAGAAATACGTCTTATCCAAATTAGGATATCCACATGTAAATGTGGAGATCCATGAAGACCAGTTCGAAGTGATAATGAAGGTCGCTGGTGACTTTATCTCAGGATACTTCCCCCGCGAACAGAGACTAGCAGTTTTTTACACAACGCCTTTAAAGAACACTTACCCGCTGCCAGCAGACGCCTACTGGGTCCAGTCTTGTAATTGGGACCCTTTGACCACTAGGATTGATGATGTGTTCGGCGCAGAAAGCTTTTTGTTCAACATCGGAAGCATATCTGGCATCCAAAACATATTGGTCGATTACCATTTGCTAGCCGCCTACAGGAAATTTTCACAGAGGATTTTGGGTAGCGAAGGCCACTGGGAAGTAATAGGCGAAACAGATGGCGTTGCTCAAGGCGATTCTCTCACTGCTAGTCAACAGTTAATTAGATTGTATCCTACCCCAAAGGGTGCATTCCCCGTCGTTGTCCAATATATTCCTGTGGTTAATAATTTTAGGTCCCCACAGGCGAGATATTTGGCTTACGAGATGATGCTTGCTGAGGCTAGGATCGCGATAGGCAGTGCTAGACGCAAAATAAACGGTATGCCTACGCCTGATGGCGGCAGTATTAGCTATGATGGTGGTGATTTGGTTTCTGAGGGAGAAGAGAAGAAAAAAGAAATTATTAATGAAGCTATTTTACTAGGCGAACCGCTTTGTGTTCATACTTGGTGATAGTTGTAATTGAAATATAAGACAGGAGAAAGAAACATGGGGCCTCCTGTACTAGAATATTACCAACTTGAAGTTTTAGCTGGCCAGAGGATTATTGTCCCTGGTTGTGAGCCCGCGTCACATCTCTCATCGAGAGCATTATCGTACGCATTTAAAAATCAGTTGAAATGTGGTACTGGATATGTGCCCCTAAAGAAAGCACTTGCCAATATACCAGGATCTTTCGTAAAGATCGGGAAGGACTGGAATAGAGGTAACACAAACACGACATTCTTCGTGTTCCCAGCAATGACCAACGATTGCACATGTGCGCCAAGAATAGATTACTATGCTATATTGCGCGGTCTGGCTACTGAAGAAGAACCCATCACTACTAATTATGATTATTGTAGTATGAATGATTCAGGGTATTGCCCATCTCCTGATTTTGATTCTATTCCTGCCCCGGAACCTAACCCGTATCTCACAGAGGCTAATGCTGCTTCTTTAGCTGGCGGCATTTTACCACCCATTCCTCCTTGGCAGATAAAGTGAGGATTTCATGTCAATTTACAAATTCGGCTATGATTATGGTGATACTGTCGAAGAAAGCTTTGATGATAGCTTTCCCGACAATAGATCAGATGTTGATCAGAGAAATAGCCCATTATCGTTATTTGATCTTGAGTCTGCAGATGTGAGGACGGCTCGTACATTGGCTGATGAGGTAGTCAACATCTCTGGGGCTGAGGTCAAGATATTCATTAGAACGAATAATAACGATTATGATTCTGTGTGGGATGAGGATGCCGATCCCACATATTGGACGTCTGAGATGCTTAAGGCATTTTTCAAGCCAGCGCCATTAGAGACTGAGCTTAAAAAATGGGGTGCCGATACCATTAACAAGACGGAGGTAGTATTCAGTCATAGACAGGTGTTTGAGAAATTTGGTGGCAGGATGCTTAGGACTGGCGATGTATTGCAGCTACCTTTTAATGCTGCTATGGAGGATCGTTCACCTAAGACTTATCGTGTTACTAATGCTACTCCAACGGGCAATTTTAGATATAACTGGCTATATTTCAGTTGCACTGTTGAGACTCTGAATGCTGATATTAGTGTTAGGCCGCATGAGATTGAGTCTTCTATGGATGAAGAACACATTAAGTCGAATGGGGCTTATCGTGAGTCGTATTGAGATTAAATCACAATTTAACTTAATGCATCTTGTGCTTGATAATATGAAGCACAAGGTGGCTAATAATATTTCTGAGCACGCTAAGGTAGAATTTAAGGATGATATGGATTTATATTATAAGAAGACGATGAAAGGTAAGTCTGTTAATGCTGAGATTAGTGGTTCTGTGGAGCTTGTGGATAATATTGAATCTCTGAAATTGGAAGATAAGATTAAAAAATACTTAAACGGTTACAAGGATCTTAAAACTTTGCAGGAAAGAGCACTAAATGGGAATGTATAATTTCGACAGTGATTTTACTGTCAAAGACCTTAGTGCTGTTAAAAACTTCCCTCTTGGGATGAATGAATATCCTGCTGTAAAGCAAATTGATCATAATTTGCCGCGCCAGAAAATCAATGGCGAGTATGAAGCGTACCCGTATAATGTTGAGGAGTTTTTAACTCCCGGTTTTAGGTCACTTGATGATGCTATGAAGAACTATTTTAGTGGCGTTCGGGTGCCTACTAAGGATAGTTATCGTTTTATGCGAGTCAAGGTGGCTGGTGGAGATAAGAGTATTTTGATTTGGGCTGACGATCTTAAAGAGGGTCGTGTGAGGTTACCCTTAGCCGCTTTGAGTCGTGATAGTATGGAATTTAATCAGGATAAGTATAGTCCAATATATCATAGCATGGGCCATCGTTTCGTGAATTCGTCTGGTACAAAGGTGGCGAAGTTGTATAGGCCGGTCCCTTATCTTGTGAAGTACACTATGACTATTTGGGCTGAATTTAAGCGTGATGCTGAGTATATTTTGCATCAGTTGATGGTGCGTTATAACCCGATTGCTGAGTTTAAAATGTGGGATGGTCATATTGCTGGTAGTGTTCAGCTACGGTTTGATGGTGTGACTGATGCTAGTGATAAGGAGAATGGTTTTGATCAGCATGCTGCCGTGAGGTATGAGTTGTCCACTACGGCTGAGGCTTGGTTGCCGTTGCCCGAAAAGATTGTACCTACTGTATTAGGCACTGTTGGGTCTATTAAGGAAATGACTGCTTCTATAGTCATGGACGGCAACCCAATTGTTGCTTCTGCTTGGTCTGAACCTTTGAACTATCAGGGATATTGACACATGGCCCAAGAAATTGTTCGGCTTTATAATTGCTCTAATCAGCTAATCCAGTTACAGGCTCGCCCACCAAAGTCTGATTTTTACACTAATGAGATGCAGGTTAGGCTTCAGCCTGGCCAGGTCGCGACGTTGGATAAGGCTCATTTGTTAAAAGATCAGGTGGAAAATCTATGTAAGAGGGGTTTAATTCGAGTTGTCTATGATAGCCAAGAGCAGAATTAGTGCAGAAAATACTGCCGAAGGCTATGCAAAGATACATCAGAACGCTAAAATAGCTGATGGAGCATTCCAATGGCAGTATATTTAAGTCCAGGTGTTTTCCCACGCGAAATAGATCTTAGCGTGTTACCATCGGCTGTCGGTCCTTTGCGACCAGCATTCGTGGGTGCCGCTAAGAAGGGGCCAATAAATACACCAGTATTTATCACCTCATCACAACAAGCGCTTGATACCTTTGGCGAACCATTCGCCCAAAGCTATCTGATGTACGCAGTTCTGGCCTACCTTGAAGAAGGTAACCAATGTTACATCGTCAGAGTGGGTGTTGAGTACGAAGTCGGCGGCGACGCAGACCTAAACGCAGTCGCAGTCGCCATAGACGGATCAAAAACTTATGGTTGGGGCCGCGTCCCATTGTTCAAGGGCATCGATTTCGGAAGAATCAACCTCCGATCTGTCGCCGACGATGAATCAATTGTAATAACCGCAGCAGCCGTGACATCACCAACGTCATACGTTGGAACAGGTGATGCTACAATGCACGTGGTGGGCACATACAACGGAATCGTGGACGATACTTTCACGGTATCCATCACCAGCACCACGTTGACATCAGGATCTCTGATTGACGGTGCCACATATGAGATATCTCGCTCAAGCGACGGCCTCATAGTGAGTAGCGGAGTTTTAGATGAGTTCGCCGGAACTGACGGTGGCGTTGCTTCGCAATTCATATCACTCGGCAATGGGTTATCAGTTCACATTCACGCTTTAACTGGCGCGCTGACCACAAATGACTCATTTGTGTTCGAAGCAACCGCTGATAACAGAAGATTTGCAGTTTCAATCGATTTCGGTAATGCTTCAACACGCACTCTCGCCCCAGGCACCTACTCAAGATCAGCATTCATTTCGTTGGTCAATGCTCAGTTAGGCGCTGATGACTACTCGCTGATCTCAGTGGATACTGTGATTGAAGGTGTAACACATCATGTCTTGCAGTTTAAGACCAATGATGTTGGGTCGAGTATACAAATAGTAACAGCAAATAGCGAAGCATTCGCTAAAACCGTTGGCACGACACTCTACGCCTTCGATATTCCTAAGGCCCACATACTAGGCACAACGCCTGGTCCGTATAACATAACATCTGCCAACAACCGTGGCAGAATCGATGTTGTTGGACCAGCGAGCACCAATACTATTGATTTCAATCTACAAGTTGGGAACGCCCAAATTGTTTCTACGATTTCTAGCACAATCGACCAGAACGGCGGCGGTGTTCTTGATAGCTTTGTAATCACGGCACCTGGCGGCACGCAGCATGTGGTAGTCATAGCGACTAACCCAGACGATATCCTAATAATGCGTGCTAATTACACGTATGTTAAGACACTGAGACTGGCTCAGACGCTCGGCGTCAATTACCCGTATAAAGGTGTCTACCGAGGATTCCAAGATCCACGTCCTATTCTACCGCGCTCTAGCACCACCGATTCGAGCACGCCTTATAGCTGTGATCCTTTGGTTAGCCAAAGTCAGTGTGATACTGACAGTGATTATTATGCTAATCTTGTTGGATTCTTTGTCTCGACGAGTGCTGGTACTTGGACCAATGATTACTCGATCACAGTAGAAGTCTACACTGATGCGATGGGTAATTCTGGTAACAGATTTACAGTGTCGGTAAATGATAGTCTAGGTGTGTCGGTTGAGAGATTTTCAGATGTGTCTTTCGATAAGACAGCTGATCGTTATATCGCCAATTTCTTAAACCCAGGCACGAAGTACGGTGGTACCACTGGTGCCAAGTACATCAACTGGGAAGAACGACCAGCCTATTTGAATAATGACCCGCTTGATGTCGTGAATTACGAAGTTCGTAATCCTAGCACTGTCAATGGCGTCCCATTCATCGGCGGCCAGAACGGTATTCCTCTTGATCCAGCATACTCTGCTGCTCTTGACTCAGCTATTATTGGTTTACAGAGCAACAATAGTGGTCTCTATGCGTTCCAAAATAAGGACGTATACGATATCAATCTTTTGCTGACGCCAGGCTTTTCCACTGGTGCCGTGATCGGGACTGCCACGCAGCTATGCGAATCACGCGGAGACGTTCTTTACTTGGTTGATCCTCCTTTTGGTCTTCGCCCGCAGCAAGTGGTCGATTGGCATAATGGGATGTTGCTTTCAGACCTGAGCAGCGCAATCAACAGCAGCTACGCTGCGTTGTTCTGGAGCTGGATCAAGTACTATGACCAGTTTAACACCAATGAGATCTGGATACCACCTTCTGGTCACGTCGCTGCTGTCTTTAGCCGCACTGCACGCGTCACAGAGCAATGGTATGCTGCTGCTGGTATCAACCGTGGTCGACTTCTGACTGCGATCGATATCGAATACACGCCTAGCCAAGGCGAAGAAGATCTTCTATACGGATCAGGAAATGCTGTTAACCCAATCGTGAAATTCCCTGCTGACGGGATTGTGATTTGGGGCAACAGGACTCTTCAGCGAAATGAGACTGCTTTGTCTCGGATCAATGTGAGGATGTTGCTGATTTATCTGAAGAAGACGCTGACCAGAACTTTACGATCGTTCATTTTTGAACCAAATGACAAGGCTCTCTGGTCACAAGTAAATTCGGTGGTCAGTCCGTTCCTCGGAGATATTCAATCACGTCGCGGAATCACTTCTTTCAAGGTAGTCTGCGATTCTTCGAATAACACTCCTGAGCGAATAGACCGTGGCGAGCTTTGGGTTTCGGTCTTTATCAAACCGACCCGCAGTGTCGAATATGTGGTATTAAATCTTGCTGTTGTTAGTACCGGTGCTAACTTCTCATCTGAGGCAGTCTTGGCTGCTGGTGGGATTGTTTCCTCGGTCGCTTCAGTCTAATTCAAGAGCGAAGCCCACCTTAAAGGTGGGCATCGCTGTATATGTAGATTCAAAAATGAAGTAAACTTATCCTCTGGGAGCTGCACATGCCAGGCTTTAACATAAATCAGTACTTGGGTGGGGTTAATTCAAATGCCCCAGCCCACACATTTGAAACCCGCAGGAAGCACCGCTGGATCTTTGAATCACTCGGTCTCGGCACAGATTACTGGCGTCCAAATGAGCTATTAGTCTTGCGGACAGCTTCCAGACCGTCTTTCAAATTCAATACTGCTGACATGCACCACAACCAAGAAGTTGTTTACTTTGCTGGTAAACAAGAATGGGACCCGATAAACCTCACTTGGTACGATGTCGAGCAAAACCCAAATATCTCGAAAAGACTTTACAACTGGCTTGAATCTGTTGTTACGCTTGCTGGTGGTAATCTGCCAGTCCAAGCACCTTCTGTCTATAAGAGAGACGCACTGCTTTCTATGATTAATGGCGTTGGTACGCCTTCAGAATCATGGAACATGGTCGGTACTTGGCCAGAATCTTTGAACTGGCAAGACCTTGATTATAGCGCCAGCGAAATCATGACATGTGATGCCACAATGCGTTATGATAGAGCCGTCAGGACTCTGTAATTGAAAGATAATGGGGAGATTTTAGTCTCCCCATTTCCATATACGGAGTAGCCATGCCCGGTTTTAACATCACCAGCACCAGAATAAGAGACAGTGCACCAGCCCCGGAAGGCACTCCGGGCAATAGAGTGGAGACCATAAGGAAGCATAGATATAAAATAATCATTACCGGTAGCGGTCTAAAATCAGATGTGTCTAACTTA